TTCGGTATGACCTATAAGAAGCAAAGAATTAGGCTTATGGGCATCGATACACCTGAATCAAGAACAAGAGATTTAACTGAAAAATTTTATGGTAAATTATCAAAGCAATATCTAAAAGATATTCTAAGTTTAGGCGAAGTGCGATTGGTATCACACGATAAAGGCAAATTCGGTAGAATTTTAGGGGAACTATTTGTCATGTTTGATGGTGATGTTGAGGTAAATGTAAACCAGAAAATGATCGAAGAGGGACATGCTGTTGCCTATCACGGAGAAAATAAAGATCTAGTTGAACAGAATCATATGAAAAATAGGCAAAAACTTGCAGAAAAAGGTTTACAACCTGAATAAAATGTGATATAATATAACTTTATTATGGAGAAAAATTATGGCTTATCCTAAAGCATACATGGAAACACTTGGATCATACGTTTATGGATATTATCCTGAAGGACTAAGTGGTCAAGCAGAATATATAGGTAAAGGGGTGGGCACACGTTGTCTAGCTCATGTAAAAGAAAAAAATCAAGACCCGGCAAATCTTTATATCTTAGGTAGAAACCTAGAGAAGTATGCCAAATCAACACCAGCAGAAGAAATTGCATCTTTTGCCGCAGAAGCAGCAATCATTGCGATTACTAATCCTAAACTGAATAGTGTTTCGGGTAGATATGGAAACCTATGGAAACCAGAAAGACTTGATGACCTATATCAAGAATGGAAGAAAGAACAAATTAATCCTGTTAAGGAATCAATGAGGTTCTTTAATGAACACCCAGAAATTCAGGATCATATTAAGGGTATGAATGCAAGTGGTAATTCATTTACCTATTATGCATCTACTGTCGGTGGCATAGAATATATGCTAACAATTATTCCAGAAGTCGATGGGTTTGTTCCTATTGTGAAAGTAAAATTTGCTTCATCAAAAAGAGAAGAACTAAGAGACCAATGGGTAAAAGATAACGAGTCAGAATATACTCTTTCTGCAGAAGGAGAAATGGTCGTTATTAATGGATTAACTGTAGATAAAGCTATAGAGTTATGGACAAGTCAATAAAAGTAGGAATCACGGCATCAACATTTGATCTGCTACATGCAGGTCATGTTGCTATGTTAAGAGAAGCAAAGACTGCATGTGATTACCTTATTTGTGCATTACAAAATGACCCATCAGTAGACAGACCCGAAAAGAACAAACCAGTCCAATCAATTGTAGAAAGACAAGCCCAACTTGCGGCCATTAAATATGTTGATGAAATTCTCGTATACAATACCGAAGACGACCTTCTTGATATACTTTCAATGTATCACATAGATGTAAAAATTATGGGAGAAGAATATCGAGACAAAGACTTTACAGGTAAAGACCTATGTCGCCAAAGAGATATAGAGTTTTATTTTAACAAACGAGACCACAGATTTTCAACAAGTGATTTACGAAAAAGAGTTACAGAAAACACTTTACTTTCTGATGAAAAGGTGATATAATATACATTATAACTATAGGAGAAGAAATTGCCAAGTATTGATTTAAAACCAAGAAAAAGAAATCCTAGGGATAAAAGGCCAGCAAGGCCGATGCCCTTTGATGTTGCACTTAGAAAATTCCGTAAGGCCGTAGAAAGAGCTGGAATTATCCAAGAGTGCCGTAAAAGAGAATTTTACGAAAAACCTACTGCCAAAAGACGCAGAAAAAAGAAAGAGGCTATTCGCCAACACCAAAAACTAATGAGGCAAGAAATATCTAATCTGCCTAAAGGATTTAGGAGATAATTATGGATATGAAAATGTTAGTGGAAATGTTCAGACGCATGTCTAAGATTGACATGGAAGAATTTGCCAAGATGGCCGTAGCCGATGGTATCGGAACAGATATCGAATTTGCTCTCCATGTCGCTCAACTGGAAGAGGATTTGGAATATTCAGAAGATTTATTATAGGAGAAAATTATGTCAGTAATGGACAAACTCAAAAAGAACTCCAAGATTAAAGCAACAGAAGTGTTGGAAAAATCTGTGTTCTTTACAGAAAAGGATATGGTTACCACAACCGTACCCATGATAAATGTTGCTCTATCAGGCGACATTGATGGTGGACTTACATCTGGTCTTACTGTTCTTGCAGGACCAAGTAAACACTTTAAAACATCATTCGCCCTACTTATGGCAGCGGCGTACATGAAAGAGCACGAAGATGCTGTAATGTTATTTTATGATTCAGAATTTGGATCACCTCAGTCATACTTTGAGGCATTTGGAATCGATACATCTAGAGTATTACATACTCCAATTACAGATGTAGAACAACTTAAATTTGATTTGGTTAATCAACTTGATGAAATCGAGAGAGGAGATAAAGTTGTAATTGTCATTGATTCTATTGGTAACCTTGCATCGAAGAAAGAACTAGAAGATGCTCTTAATGAAAAGTCAGTGGCTGATATGTCAAGAGCCAAGGCGTTGAAGGGATTGTTCCGAATGGTCACTCCTTATCTTACAATGAAGAACATTCCACTTCTCGCCGTCAATCATACTTACCAAGAAATTGGATTATTCCCTAAATCAATTGTATCAGGCGGAACGGGTATATATTACTCAGCTGATAACATTTGGATTATCGGTAGGCAACAACAGAAGAAAGGTGCAGAAGTCCAAGGTTACAACTTTGTGATTAATGTGGAAAAATCTAGGTTTGTAAAAGAAAAATCCAAAATTCCTGTATCAGTAACATGGGAAGGCGGTATATCACCATACGGTGGCTTACTTGAAGTAGGACTTGCTGGTGGTTATGTAACCAAACCTTCTATGGGTTGGTACGCAAGGGTAGACCATGCAACAGGTGAAATCTTGGATCCTAAAGTCAGAGAAAAGGATACTCTTACAAAAGAGTTCTGGGATCCTATTTTTAATGAAACAGATTTCAAAAAATTCATCAAGTCTTATTATCAGATTGGACACAAACCTTTACTTGAAGTTGATATAGAAAGCACTTTACAAGAGGAATAAAATGGTATATAATATAACCAATAAAGATTACACTCTTGTAGAAAACGAAAGCGGGGAGTTGGCAGATTTTTATGGTGTCAAACTCCTCACTGGTAAATTCAAGAATGTTATTCTGGTTTATGGTAAGGTAAGTATTAAGGAAGATAAAGCTAATGATACAGCAAAACTATCTTTCACTTACAGTATCCAAGACCCAGCAGAACATGATTATGAATATCTACAGAAGGACGAGGATTTTAACAATTATCTAGGAGCAGTCCTACAGTTTATAATTTCGGACTCCCTAGAAAATAATGAGGCACAGATAGGAATTGGACATAACGAATCAACTACCAACACACATACTGAATCATCTGCTCAATAACGAAGAGTATTGCAGACGGGTAATTCCTTATATTAAAAAAGATTACTTTGAAGGCGGTCACAGAATTGTCTTTGATTTAATTGTGAAGTTTGTTGGCAAACATAATAAACTACCAACAGCAAAGGTACTCAGTCTTGAATTACCCAAGGCGAGTGCACCAAGTGAGACCTTACAAGATGCATCTGCACTTATTAGTGAAATATCACAACGATCCGACATTGACACTGATTACCTTATATCGGAATCTGAAAAATGGTGCCGTGATAGAGCTGTTTATAATGCGATCATGGATTCCATACAGATTATTGATGGTAAAAACAAAGACCTTACCGAAGGTTCTATCCCAGAAATCTTATCAGAAGCAATAGGTGTATCGTTTGACCAACAAATCGGGCATGATTACATAGACGATTCAGATGGCCGATTTGAATTTTATAACAAGAAAGAAAGCAGAATACCATTCGACTTGGATTACTTAAATAAAATCACAAAGGGTGGTTTACCAAATAAAACTTTAAATATTGCACTGGCTGGAACTGGTGTGGGTAAGTCATTATTTATGTGTCATTGTGCGGCATCTACACTCAGCCAGAGTAAAAATGTTTTATATATAACTATGGAAATGGCAGAAGAAAGGATTGCAGAGAGAATAGATGCAAACCTAATGGACTTACCTATAGAGCAATTGGAAAGGTTGCCTAAAAATGTTTTTGAAGATAAAATCAGCAACATTGCCAAATCAGCCATAGGTAAACTCATTATTAAAGAATATCCGACAGGAGCGGCTCACACAGGCCATTTCAGAGCTCTACTGAAAGAGCTCAAAATGAAAAAGAACTTTAAACCAGACATTATCTTTATTGACTATTTAAATATATGTTCATCAAGCCGTATGAGAGGGCTGGGTGGAAGTATAAATAGTTATTCATACATTAAAGCCATTGCGGAAGAACTCCGTGGATTGGCAGTGGAATTCAATGTTCCAATAGTATCGGCAACACAGACCACAAGGTCTGGGTATTCAAATACCGATGTCGGACTAGAGGATACATCTGAATCATTTGGTTTACCAGCAACGGCAGACCTTATGTTTGCTCTAATATCAACAGAGGAGCTTGAGGAACTAGGCCAAATATTGGTAAAGCAATTGAAAAATCGATATAACGATCCAACCAAGTACAGACGATTTGTAATTGGCATAGATCGTTCCCGCATGAAATTATATGATGTAGAGGAATCAGCACAGGCAAACCTAGTGGCAGACCCTGTGCCTGATAAACCGATAAATAGGTTCGGCGATAGGGATTCGGAAGATACCTTTGCCAACTTTAAAGTATAGGAGAAAATATATGTTAAACGTAGTAAAAAATTGGGTAGTCGCAAGATTGGGCGAAAGAACTTCTTGGGATGGCCTTTCATTAATTGCTATTTGCGGATCAGTTATTCTATTTGGAGGACTGGCAAAACTACTCGCATGGGCAGGATTGCTCTGGGGCGTATATACATTAGTAATGGAACAGAAATAACTTAAAAGAGAATTATTTTATGTTTAGTGTGAAACTTATATCATACACTCAACCAGCTGAAGGTGCAGAATTACCAGACGATATTCTTCAGCTGGT